CAACCAAAAGGCTGTGCCAACAGGATTGCAGACCAGCCCAAAATAATAGGTACGAGTCCATATAGGTCACGTCCAGGATAGACCGGTCGGACTGCTGACCGTACCTCATCTAGAATCCTCACACTCCCCGTGTGAGTGGACGGCCAGACGTTGATGTGGCTTAAGCTAGCTTCACCGCCATCAACATCAATCCAAGGAACATTATACACAATATGTAGGGTGCAGCAACGGTTGCAGCAACTAAATATGCCACACCAGCTCGTCCCCACCACTCGCCAGCACCGCAAAAACCGCACCATTCCAACCCGTCGCGACATGTCCGAGTTTTTCCAAATACCCTCGAAAATCACATTCAGCCTTTAAACCAGAGACCCAGCGGCCTTGCTTTTTGCGCCGGGGGGACACTCCCCCACCCGGGGGTTTGTTGTATGTGCAACATTGGTACATGTGTTCTATCGAACGTCTGTTCGCTCGAATGTTTGTTCGGTTGACGTGTTGCGTGTCGTGTGGTATCGCGCGGGTGCGTTCCTTTGTTTGCGCAATTGCATGTGTGACGTGGCCGTGCCGTGCCTGTGGCCGTCGTGCATGGCCGTGCATGTCCGTCGTGTGTGTGGCCGTGGTGGTGTGGCCGTCCGTGTCCGTGGTGGTCATGTCGTGGCGTCCTGGCTGTGTCTGTGGTGTCTCATGTCTGTGGTGGTGTCGTGGCCGTGACGTGGCGCTGCGCATGGTGTGTTTGCGTGTCGTTGTGTCGTGGTTGCGACACGCCGATGAACGCTAGTGTTTCCAACGATTTTCATGGTGTCTCAATATCCCAATTTGCGCAATCAATTGGTTGCGTGTATAGTGAGAGCCATCAAGCAAACGACAACGAAAGGAACAGAGATGGACGAGAGGCCACCACCACGGAGACCACCACCGCAAGGATGGTGACACGAAGCCCCCCTAACAGGCGCGGCATGGATGATTGACAACTGAAGAGTGGACGCGACGAAGACGCGACGGACCGCGACTAGGCATGATGCACCCTCACATCATGCAAGGCCGAACCGTCGTAGAGTCGCTAACGTGGCGCGGTGTCCGGCATGGAATTGTCCCGCGCTGTATGAGTGGTCTACAATGGCCTCTAATCCAAGTTAGGAGTAGGGCCATGGGTTTGAAAGAATTGAGAATGAAACGCGGACTGACGCAACAGCAGCTAGCCGAGAAAATCGGCGTGACACGGCAGCGTGTAGCGGCTTTTGAGACTGGCGCACGTAAGACAAGCGGCATGAGTCTCGAAGTCGCGATTCGTATTTGCGACGTGCTCAAGGTGCGCAATCCTAGGAAACTTCTTGATTCTGATTCTGAAACTTCTGCGGATTGAGTAATCCGCTGGGGCTAGTCGCTGTCTTTATGACGCGTCTAGCCCACGAATGAGTAGAGCCGGTAGGCGGCAACCTATCCGGCTCAATTGCTCAGCAAATGTAACCAATCAATTAACCAAGCGGCTCTAAGTCTAGCAGGGCCGCTAGATAGGAGTATCTAAAATGAGTTTCGCAGATGATTACCGCAGTGAGGTGCGTTCTTCCATCGTCAACAATCTGTCTACCATGGCGGAAGACGAAGGCGTTACACCTACCGAACAGTGGTGTGACAACCGGCGTGATGATATTCTCCCGGTGGTGACTGGCGATGATAACGGATCGTGGACATGCAACACGGCCACGTCAACCGAAAACATTAATGGCGTCATGTTTTCCGCTGATTGGGACGGATTCATCCACAGTGATTACGCTTATGACGCGCCGCTGGATGATGCGGAGAAACTTGAGATTTGCTATCGAGAGTATCTTTTCGATGAGGAGTTCCCGGAAGCTGTGGCCGAGTTCCTGCGCTGATTCTTCCCCCTGGCCTTCGGGCGTGAGCCTATCAAATCACGCCCATATAGTCCGCTCGGGCATTACATTCCAACACAATCGAGGTGCTTTAAAATGTGCAGCAGTAACCAATTTTTTATCAGCGACTACAAGGACGTTGACAAGATTCCCGATAATAAACCATTCCAACCTCTCACTTTCGTGACCGAGGTCAAATGGAACGACGGTAAGACTTACTACGTGTTCGCCCCTCATGCCGACGCTCCTGGACGCAACGGCTTGTTCTTCATACGCGAACCTTACATTGAGGATGTTTTCAAGCGGATCGACGCGACTGTAGACGTGTACGTGCTTGATAACAAGCTCACGTTTTCGCCCGACTGTCTGACCATTAACGACGGGCGGCGTGTTCCGTTCCGTTGGGATGGGGAGTACACGTACCGTCTGCGCAAAACGTATTTCGCGGGGCGTTCGCCTTATGCATTTATCAGGCTGCTTGTTCAGCCGTGGTGGAATGCGAGGACTCATGCGGCGCTTACCGGTATCGGCTATATCAAGGCGGGTGTTGCAAATGCGTGAGAAGGTTACTCTGCTTGTTGCCGTCCTGTTTGGCCTGTTGGCTTTTGGTGTTGCCTGTTCGCCAGTGTTGAGTGATCAGCCGGTGGCTGATCCGCATGGTACGCCTGAGCAGCGGTGGACGTGGTGGCGTGAGACTTATGCCACGAAGGATTACGGCCAAGCTGACCTAGCGAGCTACCGCGAGTTGTCCAATATCCCGCAGTGCGGCATGGAGGACGGTAGCACTTCGGACGGTTACGAGCGTATTTGCGAGTGGCGTGGAAGCGTTGACGGCAATCATACCGGCACGTCATACGTTTTGGTTGACGGTAGCAAGGTTTTGGAATGGTGAAACCGCTCAGGGCCGTGCGGTGAACGGCCCATCAAATAATCAAGTTTTTATACAAGGGAGTTTTAAAATGTCTAACAAGGTTAACGGCCTGTGGGCCGTCAATTCGTCCAGTGTCTTCATGTTCTTTGATTCCGTCAACACGCCTAGCGTGTGGCGTTTCGAGATGAAGGATGGTGTTGAATCATGGCGGATGATTCCGGGCGTGAAGAATGCTCAGGCGGTGCGTGGTGTTGCCGCCGTGTATCGTGCCGAGGGCGGCGTATGGCTTGACCCTAACGGAGTGGATTATGCTCAGGCCGTTCGTGAGATTGGTGACGTGCCGTCAATCGTGGAACGTGGCGGATTGATTACGTCCGATGATTGCGGTGATTATACGGCTCACGGCGTGAGTCTGCCTGATGTTGACCGTGAGCATGGCTGGGTGTTGTCGTGGGAGCATGGCGGCATGGTTGTGTCTCGTGACGTTTCGTTTCTGACTCCAATGGAGCAGGATCATCCTGATATGTGTGAGACTTATGATGATCTGCCTGTTGTCCAGCCTGTTGACGATAAGCCGATTCTTGAGCCGGAACCGGTCAAGCCGGTGGAACCGGAACCGGCTGAGACCGTGGAACAGTCTAAGCAGCCCATAAGTGATCTTGGTGGTCATACGATTGTTGAGTTCAAGCGCGAGTTCGATAGAATCTATGGTGTTCTCTACGCTGCGGACGCTAACGGTGGTTCCATCGATTACGGGCGCGATATTGATGCTTTCGACAATCATGAGTATCCGCGTGGTGTTCTTGAGGCGTTCAACACGTATCGTGAGGATTTTGTTTCGTCTGACCGTGAGGCGGCGGCGTTTATCCGCGCGTTACGTTCTTTCACCCCGACTGAATCGGCTGCGGGTGAGACGGTTGAGCCTGAACCGGATACGGTTGAGATTCCCGAAGTTCCGCCGATTCCGTCCAAGGAGACGCCGAAGGTGATTGCGCAGCATGGCGTCAAGGCGCGCGTGGTCACGATTCCAGGTGGCAAGTCGGTCAAGGAGCTTTCCGACGTGTTTGGTGGATATGCGCATAAGCCGCGTGGTTTCCGTGATTCCAAGGGCCGTCGCGTCGCATATGTCGCGTTCGACGGTAAGAGTGGCGTGGTTGCGTACCGCGACTACTACCAGCGTGGCAGTGACCAAACGTTGGAAGAGTCCGTGGCTGCGTACCTCGCTCAGCATGAGATTGTCGAGGTGGCATGAAATGTCACGTGTCGTCATCACAGCACAGCAGGTCAAGGCCGCTTTGGATGCTACCGGCTATTCGTCCATCGAGTCGAAC